GGAGTACATATCTATCCATTCAAACCTAAAAAGAAAGAGGATAAGAATGACAAAGATACCAAATAATGTAATCAAACCACCACCTGGTTTTGAATATGTACAACAAAGATCTGTACCTATTGTCCAATCTAAAGATGATGGTATTAAAAAAAGAATAGACTACCTGGAGAGCAAGATAGATAAGTTAATGGATGAGCTCCGAGTATTGAAGAGAAGAGATAAGTATAGACCTAAACCAGAAGAGAGAGCTAAGAGAGTATGGATCTCTGATATACTTGAGGCTGTCTGCGATTACTTTGAGGTAGGTCCTACTGATATTAAGTCTGATAAAAGACATGCTGATCTTGTAAGAGTTAGATCTGTATATATCAACTTATGCAACGAGCTTACTCATTCATCTCAACCAGCGATTGGCCGAGCATGTGGTAACAGAGATCATACAACTGTCATTCACCATGTAAGATTGAAGAGAGATAAAAAGAATTGCTGGAGTATTAAAAAAGAAAGTGGAATAGAATTGTGGTCTGATTTTGCTAAGCTAGAGGCAAAGCTAAAGTCAGAGGCCCAACCAGATAATGAATAATCTACCAAATAAAAAGTATCAGATTATTTATGCTGATCCACCTTGGACTTATAATAATTTTCAAGGTAAAGGTAAATCTCATGGTGATGTATCAGCTCATTATAAAACTTTATCTTTAAATCAAATAAAACAATTACCTATAAATCAAATATCTGATGATAATTGTATTTTGTTTCTTTGGGTTACTTATCCTAATTTAATTGAAGGAATAGAGGTTTTAAAATCATGGCAGTTTGTTTATAAAACTGTAGCTTTCACATGGGTAAAAACAAATAAGAAAGGATCTTTTTATTCTGGTTTAGGTTTTTACACTAATTCAAATTGTGAAATTTGTTTGATAGGTAGAAAAGGTAAATTTAAAAGACATTCTAAAAAAGTAAAACAACTTGTTATTGATAATTTAAGAGAACATTCAAGAAAACCAGATTGTGTTAGAGATAGAATTGTTGAGCTTTGTGGTGATCTTCCAAGAATAGAATTATTTGCAAGACAAAAAACTCCAGGCTGGGATGTTTGGGGTAACGAAATATGAGTGATAAAAAGAAAGCTGATTATGGTAAAGGCAGAACACCTGGCCACTTTTGTGTACTGCCTCAAAGAGCTGTAATAGATAAAAGGTTCAAGACTTATCCAAGAACCTTCATGATCCTTGCAGCACTTGGTAACTACACATCCAGGCAAGGTGTCTGTTGGCCGAACCAATTAACTATAGCCAGGAACTTGCACATAACCCAATCAACTGTTTCAAGACATATTAAGAAACTTATTGAGTGGGATTATATTCGCTATGCTAAGAAACATCCTGGCCTCAAAGGTAACAAATACTTTATGGTGTTTGATCCTAAGATTAAGGAAGAGGATGCTTTAGCTATGGTACCAGATAAGGACAGATCCTATGAAGATAAACCAGAAATACACATAGGTCCTAAAGGTGGGGGTAAAAAGAATTATGCACCTAGAGTACATAAGTCAGTAGATAAGAATAGTTCTAATATGGTTCCCAATACATATCCAGATATGCAGTCAGAGTACATGCATAACAACCCAAAGAACAATCATATATACCCTATAGTCAGAAACATATTAAATAGGTTTGTAAGAATAACCGAAGAGATTTTCGGAACTCTGGTTCAATATAGTATTGATGATGAGAATATGGTTTCTGAATGGGTACAGAATGGACTTACCGAGGCCAGGGCTGCTGCTAGAATTAGGGAGATACTTATCTGGAGAAGGAATAATAGGAAGGACTGCCCCAAAAGAATAATCTTTTATAAGGATGTATTTGTTAAGAAAGACAAGCCTAATAACAATAAGGAACTGGTCCAGGATATGGTAAAGAAACTATCCAGGAAAATGAAGATGCCTAGGTAATTTATAAGTCGTAAAGGAACATTTACATTTTATAAATGCAGCCTAGATAACGCAGTCCTCCAGCAAAAATAAAAAAGGCCAGGTGTTGCAGAAAAGACACACCTTGCCCCCCCCTCGCGTCATACTATATGGGGGGATAACTCACAATTTTTTTGCAATTATTTTACAAATCATTTAGTATGTTCACATAACTTTCTCTAGGTTATAACTATATTGAGTTAGTTATTTAGTTTATAAGTGGGGTAGGCTTTCTCATCCTAGGCTAGTCAAAGCAGCCTCACTTAAAAAAGGAAACATAAAAGGAAAAGGAAATATATGAGTGGACCAACGCATAGCAATCGTAACTATAAGGTTATGAAAGGATACAGCTTACCAGAAGGTGAGTACATCATTGAAGAATGGAATGCATCTAACTGGGATAAGGAAACAAAAGAAAGATCATCAGTACCAGGTGCTAAGGATATTAAGATCTACAAGAAGGATAGCTCTAAGGAGTATAACAAAGGAGATCTTGTAGCTTTCTTTAGAGTGTTTGAGAATAAAGATGATCCTCAGATACCTCTTCACCAAAAATCAGCAAGTGAAGGAATATCGGATGACCCAATCCCATTCTAAAAAAAGAATAGTAAAACCTCCTTTGGATCGGTTCGGTGGTGTCCGAGTGGTCCAGAGGAGAGTGCAAAAATCCGAGATCATTGAACACAACAAGGAAAGTGTTGCTAAAGAACTTGTTGATATAGCTCAAGCTAATATTGCCGATATTATGGAGTGGGATGATAAAGGTAATGTTACAATAAAAGATACTAAAAACATATCGGATGCAGCAGTTAAAGCTATAAAAAAAATTAAAGTTACTCCGACAAAACTAGGCCCTCAGCTAGAGGTAGAGCTGCATGACAAGGTAGCTGTACTTAGGGTGTTGGCTAAGGCTGCTGGATTATTAGAACAGCATGAGGATAGCGATAGACCATCAGTTGTTGGTATTGTAATGCAAGGACCAGATGCTAAACCAATAATTGATATAGAGGAGGATGATGGCAAGAGTAAAGTTTGATATAAGCAAACAACCCCACGAAAGGATCCCAAAGAAAACATCAATATCAAAACGAAAAAAACCGAAGTTCTCCAGTATGAATAAGCATAAAAAGAGATCTTGGAAAAAACGAAATAGAGGTGGTAAATGAGTTTAATTATTTTAAGTGATGGTATATATAGTTTAGTAGTAGTTACCCAAGAAATGTTACAAAGTATTACATTATTAACAGCAGTAGATTGCTTTGAGTTTTGCGATATAATAAGATTAAAATTGACAACCTATCATGATGCTCCCATAAATAGACATGTCATGAATGATGGTAGTGGTGATCTATATGGATGTATTTGCGAATGAGTGATCTTAGAATATTATCTTTAGGAGCTGGAGTTCAAAGTTCTACTCTTGCATTAATGATTGAAAAAGGAGAGGTGCCAATGGTAGATGCTGCTATCTTTGCTGATACTATGGCAGAACCTAAAGAGGTTTATGACCATCTTACCTGGTTAGAAAAACAATTATCATATCCTATTTACAAAGTATCTGGTGGAGATCTTACTCAAGATAGTATTAACAATGCAGAAGGTAAAGGCAGATGGAATTTTGTTGAAGTGCCACTCTTTACTAAAAATAATGAAACTGGAAAAAAAGGTTTATTACGCAGACAATGTACGAGTAACTACAAAATAAGGCCAGTAAATAAAAAGATTAGAGAGTTGTTAGGTTTGCAAAAAGGAGAAAAAAGAAAGCAAGGTACTAATGTACAATTACTTATGGGTATATCATTTGATGAAATAATTAGAATGAAAACAAATCAAATTAAATGGATTGAAAATGTTTATCCTTTGATAGATAAAAAAATTAGACGCAAAGATTGTCAAGATTGGTTTGCAAAACATTATGATAAAAATCTACCAAGGTCTGCATGTATATATTGTCCTTATAAAACAAATACAGAATGGAAAGCATTAAAAAATAATTTTCCTAATGAATGGAAACAAGCTGTTGAGTTTGACAAAAAAATAAGAACTGGAACTAAGACTGATGATAAAGTTTATGTTCATAAAGATTGTGTACCACTTAATGAGGCAGATTTAAGAACCAATGCAGAAAAAGGACAACCAGAATTATTCCATGAAGATTTTGGACAATTAGATAATTGCGAGGGTATGTGTGGTGTCTGATGCAATAACAAATTTAAAGCTAGACTTTTCTACATCACAAACAGTTTGGAAATTTCTACAAGACAAATCATTTGTAAGAGGATTGATGGGGCCAGTTGGATCTGGCAAATCATACGCATGTGCAGCTGAGATAATGTTGAAAGCAGTACAGCAAGTGGCCAGTCCTAAGGATGGGATCAAGTATTCAAGGTTTGTTGTAGTTCGTAATTCTTATCCAGAGCTTAGGACAACTACTATTAAAACTTGGCAAGAGTTATTTCCAGAAAACATTTGGGGTCCATTTAGATGGAGCCCTCCATTGACACATCATATAAAATTACCATCAAGGGATGGAGCTCCAGGTATAGATTGTGAAGTTATCTTCTTAGCATTGGACCAACCAAAAGATGTTAGAAAACTTTTGTCTATGGAATTGACTGGAGCCTGGGTGAATGAGGCTAGAGAATTACCAAAGGCTGTTATAGATGGATTAACACATAGAGTTGGAAGGTATCCTACATTATCAGATGGAGGGGCCAAACCCTGGAGAGGTATCATCATGGATACTAACCCAATGGATGATGATCATTGGTGGTACAGATTAGCAGAGAAAGAAAAGATGAAAGGTAAATATGCCTGGAAGTTTTATAAGCAGCCTGGTGCAGTATTAGAATATACCAAAGAAGATTTACCAGAAAATCCAGAGGCTAATGGTTTTGTTATGTCAGCAAAGAAATGGTGGATGACAAACCCTCAAGCTGAAAATAAAAAAAATTTACCGACTGGTTACTATGAACAAACACTACTCGGAAAAAATTTAGATTGGATAAGATGTTATGCTCAAGGCCTATATACTTATGTGCAAGAAGGTAAACCAGTTTTATCTGAGTATGATGATACATTAATGGCAGCAGATTATTTAGAACCAGATATAAGTTTACCAATCCAGGTGGGTGTGGACTTTGGTTTAACTCCAGCTGCAATCTTTGGCCAAAGAAATAAAAAAGGTACCTGGAATATTTTACATGAGTTAGTTACCTTTGATATGGGATTAGAAAGATTTGGTGAAATGTTAAAAACAGAACTGGCTAGTAAGTTTCCTAAGTTTGAGGTTCTAGTCCATGGAGATCCAGCTGGTATGAAGAGAGATGAGATCTATGAGGTTACAGCTTTTGATCATTTAAGATCTATAGGATTGACTGCTAGACCAACTGCATCTAATGATTTTAGAGTAAGACGAGAGGCTGGAGCTATGCCTATGAATAGATTGATAGAAGGTAAACCAGGATTACTTGTAGATAAGAGATGTCAAAGATTAAGGAAGGCATTATCTGGTGGCTATCATTTTAAACGAGTACAAATATCTGGTGGTGAAAGATATAAGGATGCTCCAAACAAGAATGAACATTCGCATGTTGGTGATGCGTTTATGTACTTACTGCTTGGAGGTGGTGAGCATAAAAGATTAACAAGAGGAACTAATAATAAGTTTAGGCAATCAGTTGCCAGTACAGAGTTTGATATATTTGCATGAGTGTAGGATATGGTATTGGAATGTTTTTTGTTGGCCTGGCTGCTATAACTATAGCTGCTATCATAGCTTATTATATAATTAACAGAGATAGGGATGAGTAAAGACATAAAACAAAAATGGTTAGTAAGAGTTTGGAAAAAAGGAGAGATGGACTTAAAGAAAGAATTTACTATTTTTATATCAGAGAAAAGGATGGAGGAATTTGTTATACCAAAAAAGTATAGAGCCACTTATGAGATTACAAACACTTGAAAGTATATTTAACGCAGATGGCAAGGACATGATGGTCTTACCATTCAAATCTTATTTATTAAATGTTATGGAACTAGGTCCAGAAGATAGGCAACATGTTGATCAGATACCTGGTTACTTAGATTATTTAGATGCTTGTACTAAACAAGGCTTTGGATATACAGTTTTAGATAAAGGTAAACCTATTGTTTGCTTTGGTATTGTACCACAATGGCCTGGAGTTGCTGAGTTATGGCTTATACCAGATAGAAAACTTATACAGAAATGGAAACTAAAATTTCATAAAGGTGCAAAAAAATTTATGGAGTTAGCAGCTGATGAGCTAAATTTACATAGATTACATGTAACTGTAAGTGCTAACAATGTTCGTAGTGTCAAATGGATAGAACATATATATTTTAAAAGAGAAGGTGTATTAAAAAAATATTCCTTCAACAAACAAGACATGATAATGTATAGTAGGTTATTTTAATATGTTAAAAAAAATATTTAGAAAATGGGTATGCTTAGTATTCTGTATGGATATTTGTTTCTATACACCATGTTGTAGAGGTAAAAAATAATGGGTAGCTTGTTCAAACCTCCTAAGTACACTCCTCCACCAGAAATGAAGAGGAATGAAGATTTACTTAATGAAAGAGATAGGAGAGCAGAGGCAAGTGAAAAAAAAGAAATAAGAAAACTAGCAGCGAGATCTCGTACTAGACGAAAGGGTGGTAGATTACTTTATTCTCAAGATAGAGATTTACCAGCTTTAGGAGTAGGTACTACACTTACAGATGTAGCTAGTGTGAGAGATCCAATGAAAGATGAAAGGATGATGACATAATGGGAGGAGCAGTAAGAATAGTTAAAAAGGTTGTTTCAAAACCTAAACCACCACCATCCTCTCCTATTGTAGAGAGAAGAGTAGAGGTAGCAAAACAAACTGAGGCTGAGGGTAAAAAAGTAACTAGAAGATTAAAAAAAAGAACTAGAAGAAGATCTCAGTTATTGGCAACATCTCAAAATACTGGTTTAGAAACTGGACAAGATTATTCACCAATAAGAAATCCAAGAGATGGATCTAAGCTGGGGAGTGCATAATGCCTGGCTATTATAAAAAACCTAAAAAGAAAAAAACAAAAAGATCATCCAGAAAGAAAGGATTAATGTCTTATGGATAGTCATGAACAAGTTTATATAAGAAATCCAAAATTTAGAAAACCAAAGGAGCAAGATGATGAGCAGAAAGTTTCAGAAAGTTCCGAAGAGTAAAAAGGGTGTACCACTTAAATATTTATCTGGTGCAAAGAACCCTAAAGCAAAAGAGAGTGAGATATTGAGAACAAGAAGATTATATAAGAAAGGTTTATTAACAGCTGCTATGATGGATGACATTAGCAAGAAGAGGGCAAAGGCATGAGTAAAGCAGATGTTATAGCAAAGTATTCTAAGTCTAGTGGAATATCTAAAGGAACATTAAGCAAGGTCTATTCTCGTGGGATTGGGGCCTACTATTCTAGTGGATCAAGGAATGTATCAGCTCATGCTTGGGCAGCTGGAAGAGTTCGGTCCTTTGCGACTGGCAAGGGTGGTGCAAGAAAAGCTGATAAAGATTTAATAAGATCAAAAAGAAAGAAAGGACTGGTAAGCTAATGGTATATAAAATGAAAATGAAAAAAACATCTAAGTTAAAAGGCAATCAAAAAAAATTAGATGCAAACAAAGATGGCAAGATTGGTAAGCAAGACTTTGCTATGTTAAGAAATAAAAAGAAAAAGGTAATGGCATGATTATATTTGGACATACTCCTAGAGAATGGAAGAGAAGAGCAAAAGAACATAAGTGGTTTGTTGCTGCTATAATTATCTCTTTTGTTTTAGGAGGAATAATTATTTAGATGGTAGCTAAAAAGTATCAAAACCCATCTGGTGGATTAAATGAAAGAGGTAGAGCTTTTTTTAAAAGAACCGAAGGCAGTAATTTAAAATCACCAGTTAAGAAAGGAACTAATCCGAGAAGGGTTAGCTTTGCTGCGAGGTTTGCTGCTAACAAAGGACCTATGAAAGATGATAAGGGTAGGCCTACAAGATTAGCTTTAGCTCTCAAGGCATGGGGCTTTGGTAGTAAAGAGGCTGCTAGAAATTTTGCTAACAGAAACAAAGGAACTGCATAATGCAATTAAAACCAAGAGATGTACTAGATAGATCAAACAAAGCATTTGCTCGTAAAGAACAATGGAGAACTATTTACGAGGATTGTTATCGTTATGCTCTTCCACAAAGAAATCTTTATGATGGATATTATGAGGGAACTGTACCAGGTCAAAACAAAATGAATATGGTATTTGACAGTACAGCTATTCATTCAACTCAAAGATTTGCAAACAGAATTCAATCTGGCCTATTTCCTCCCTATAAAAAGTGGTGCAGATTGGAACCTGGGAATGACATACCAGCAGATAGAAAAGCAGAGGTCCAACAAGCATTAGATCTGTATTTAGATAAAATGTTTACTTTGTTAAGACAATCAAACTTTGATCTAGCTATGGGAGAGTTCTTATTAGATCTCTGTGTAGGTACTGCTGTTATGCTCATTCAGCCAGGAGATGATATTAATCCTATTCAGTTTACTCCAGTTCCTCAGTATCTTATTGCATTAGAAGAAGGACCACATGGAACTGTAGATAATGTTTATCGTAAATACAAAGTTAGAGCTGAGGCTTTGCCAAGACAATACCCAGATATAAAATTAAATGAACAACTTGAATTATTAATACAAACTAAACCTCAAGAGATGGTAGAGTTGATTGAGGCTGTAATTATAGATCCAGAGAGAAAAGATTATTGTTATCATATCATACATGAGAAAACAAAAGATGAGTTAGTATTTAGAAGAATGGATACTACACCATGGATTGTTGCAAGATACATGAAGATACCTGGTGAGGTATTTGGTAGAGGACCATTAGTATCTGCTTTACCAGATGTAAAAACTTTAAATAAAACTTTAGAGCTGTTACTTAAAAATGCTAGTATAGCATGTGCTGGAGTTTATACAGCAGCAGATGATGGTGTAATAAATCCATCTAATATTAGAATTACTCCAGGATCAATTATACCAGTAGCAAGAAATGGTGGCCCTCAAGGTGCATCACTAGCTCCTTTGCCAAGATCTGGAGATTTCAATGTATCACAAATTGTAATAAATGATTTGAGAGTAAATATTAAAAAGACTTTGTTAGATGATACTTTACCACCAGATAATATGTCAGCTAGATCTGCAACAGAGATTGTTGAAAGAATGAAAGAACTAGCTCAAAATTTAGGTGCAGCTTTTGGTAGATTAATTACTGAAACAATGGTACCAATCATAACAAGAGTATTATTCATTATGGATGAGAAAGGCCTCATCCAGCTCCCTTTGAAAGTCAATGGGCTAGAGGTAAAAGTAGTACCAGTTAGTCCATTGGCTAAAGCTCAAAATTTAGAAGAAATAAATGAGATTATGCAATTTTTCCAAATAGCAAATTCACTAGGACCAGGTGGTGTAGCAGAACTAAAACCAGATGCTATAGCAACTTACATTGGTGATAAGCTAGGTGTACCATCCAACCTAAGAACTTCACCAGATGAAAAACAACAAATCATCCAACAAAGTATGCAAATGTTTGAGGCTCAAGCTGCCTCAGCTATGCAAGGACAAGCTCCCCAAGGCGAACAAACTCCTCCTCAACAAGAACCAGCAAGTGCTGTAGAGGAAGAGGTTAGTTCATAATGGCAAAAGTAGGATGGGAAGGCATTGAAGTCTTAGACAATCAAGCAAAACAAGAAACTAAAAACCAACAGCTTGAAATAGATAAGTCGTATGCTAGAACATTTGAAACAGAGGAAGGTAAGAAATGTTTGAAACATTTAGTAAGTAGAACATTGAGCCAACCTACTTGGGTACCAGGGGGAGATCACACATCTGGATATGCAAGAGAAGGACAAAATAGTGTGGTCCGAGAAATACTAATGAGAATAGAAAGGGCAAAAAATGGCTGATGAAAATCAAAACGAAATATTAGAAGAGAACCAAACTGAGGGATTGATGGGTGGAGTTCCAACAGAGGAACCTAAAGCTCCAGATCCAAGTGAAACTGTAGTACCTCATAAAGAAGAGGAAAAGGCAGAGGACAAAACTTATGAGAATGAAAAAGAAGTTAAACTTGAAAAACCAGAATATGTAGAAGATAAATTTTGGGATCCAAAGAGAGGTGTTAAAACCGAAGAGCTTAGTAACTCTTATAGTGAATTACAAAAACAATTTTCTATGGGTAAACACAAAGCTCCAAAAGAATATGATATATCATCTTTAGATGATGTAGAGGATGATGATGAATTAAAATCATATTTTTTAGAATGGGCAAAAGAAAACAAACCTACTCAAGCTGCATTTGATAATCTTGTTGGTAAGTTCAAAGAGTTATCTGTACAACAAGAAGAGGCAGATAGTATCAATATAGAAGAAGAAACATCTAAGTTAGGACCTAATGCTCAACAAATCATTGAAGGTGTAAAAACTTGGGGCCAAGGATTAAAAGCAAAAGGTGTGTTCTCTGATGAAGATTTTGAGGAGTTCAAAGTATTTGCTGCTACTGCAAATGGTATCAATACTATCAATAAACTTAGAAAGTATTATGGTGAACAGACTATACCTACAGCTCCAGTTGATATAGATGGTGCTCCATCAAATGATGATTTATATGAGTTAGTTGCAGATCCTAAGTACAAAACAGATCCAGCTTTTCGTAGAAAGGTAGAGCAACAGTTTGCTAGAGCTTTTCCAGGAAAAGTAAATACTGGCGAAATATAGACTTGATATTTAATTAGAAAACGATTAGTTTGTAATCAGAGATAACCAAATTCTTTTTTGGCCTTTTGACGAGTGGAAAGTACACTATGTCAGCCTGGCTATTTTACCAGACAACTGCGAGTAAATAAATAAATGTGTTAAACTAATAAAGGAGAAAACATGGCACAATCAATAACTAATGCTTTTGTTACTCTGTTTGATGCTGAGGTAAAACAAGCATACCAAGGTGAAAGTTCAATCTTGGGATGTGTAAGGCTAAGACAAGGTGTACAAGGGCAAACATACAAGTTTCCTAAACTTGGAAAGGGATCTGCTACTGCAAGAGTTCCTCAGACTGATGTTACTCCATTGAATGTAACTTATTCACAAGTTACAGCTACAATGAGTGATTTCAATGCTGCTGAATATTCAGACATTTTCCACCAAGCTAAGGTGAACTTTGATGAAAGGCAAGAGTTAGTTCAAGTTGTATCTAAAGCGATAGGTAGAAGAATGGACCAACTTATAATAGATGCTGTTAATGCTGCATCTGGAACTGGTACAGTTGCAAAAACTGTAGTAACTTCTGGATCTGCTGCTGCATCAAATCTGAATGTTGGAAAGCTAATAGCTGCTAAAAAAGCTATGGATGCTAAAAATGTTCCATTTGATGATAGACACATCATAATCCACGCAAACTCATTATCTGGATTACTAGCTGATGAGAGAGCAATCTCTGGCGATTTCGCTAGTATCAAGGCTTTGGTATCGGGAGAAATAAATACTTTTCTCGGTTTCAGATTTTATGTTCTAGGTGATAGAGATGAAGGTGGATTACCATTAGCAACTAATGACAGAACTTGTTTTGCGTTCCATAGAGGTGCAGTCGGTATGGCTGTTAATATGGCACAAAAAACAGAGATCAATTATGTTCCAGAGAAAACATCATTCTTGGTGAACTCAATGTTCTCAGCTGGTGCTGTTGCTATTGATGCAGATGGTATCGTAAAAATAACAACTGATGAAAGCTAATAAAGGAGAATAATTATGGCATTTGATAAAACTGGACTTCAACCAATAGGTGGTCAAGCAAAAGCTGGTAATGCTCCTCAAATGTGGAGCTATACATCAACTGATGCTAAAACAGATATAGATGCATCTGGATACTTTGATAGTGTATCTGATCTGTTAAAAGTCGGTGATTTGATATATGTACACGCATCAACTGGTGGTACGAGAACTTACTCGTTACACCCAGTAGTCAGCAACGCAAGTGGTGTTGTTGATGTAGGTGATGGTACAGCAATATCTGCTACTGACAGCGACTAATCAAATAAACATGGGGAGGCCCTTAATGGGCCTCTTCATTTATTAAAGGAATACTATGGCAAGTGGAGATACAAAAGTAACTATCGTAAACCAGGCATTAGTGTTGTTAGGATCAGACACAATTTCGTCATTTTCTGATACAACTAATGATGCTGCAAGAGTAGCTAATAGTATTTATGAAACAATCAAAGGTAAGACTTTATCTTTATATCCCTGGTCCTTTGCTCTTGTAAAAGAACAACTAGCAAGATCAACAGCAACACCAGTAAATGAATGGACTTATTTATACCCTTTACCCTCAACTGCTGTAAGTGGTACAGCTTTACAAGTTTATAACTCAAGCTCAACAAGAGTATTGCCAATCCAAAACTTTGAATTAGTTTATACAAGTTCTGGACCAGCTATAGCTACTAACGAAGAAAACATCTACATTGACTATATATCTAGTGTTGTATCAGAAGGCTTAATGCCTAATTATTTTGTACAGCTTTTAGTTTACATGTTAGCCTGGCATTTAGCTGAACCAGTAACAGACCAAATCACAAAGGCCGAATACTGGAGAGGTGTAGCTTTGGGTTCTTTAACAGAAAATGGAAGGGGTGGGTATTTTCGCCAGGCATGTAATATAGATGGTAGAGGTAAACCAAATTATGCAATAGTAGATTTCCCATTAACAGATGTTAGATGAGCAGAGCAGTAACTATACAAACAAACTTTACTACTGGTGAGGTAGATCCTTTATTAAAATCTCGTATAGACATCAATCAATACTACAACGCATTAGATCAAGCTCGTAATGTTTTAATACAGCCTCAAGGTGGAATAGAAAGAAGGCCAGGATTACAATTTATATTTGAAGTACCAAGTGCTGCCAATCCACAAAATGGAATGAAACTTGTACCATTTGAATTTTCAACTACACAAAGTTATATGCTTTTATTTGTACATAATAGAATGTACATTTTTAAAAATAAAGAATTAGTAACAAACATAAACTCTAGTGGTAATGATTATCTAACTACAACTATAGGATCTACAGTTCTTGCAACTATGGATCATACACAATCAGCAGATACATTGATTGTGGTCCAGGAAGATATGGCCCCTAAAAAAATAGTAAGAGGTGGTTCTCATTCAACATGGACAATATCAGATTTATCATTTGAGTTTATACCTAAGTTTAATTTTACTGCATCTGAAACTACTATCAATCAAACTATTACACCATCTGCTGTAGATGGAAATATTACGATAACTGCTGGAGGAAATGTTTTTGCATCTGGTAATGTCAATCAATACATAGAGGCTAATGATGGAATTGGTAGAGCAAGAATAACAAGATTTGTTTCTGCTACATCTGTAGAGGCTATTGTTGAAATACCTTTTTTTAATACATCTGCTATTGCATCTGGAGGAACTTTTATAGATGGAGGTTATGAAGATAGCTGGTCCAGTACAAAAGGCTACCCAAGAACTTGTACCTTCCACGAGGGGAGGCTGTACTTTGGTGGTGTTAAGTCAAGACCTAATACAATCTTTGCATCAAGAGTAGCAAGGTTCTTTGACTTCAATCCTGGTGAGGCTTTAGATGATGATAGCATTGAACTAACAATATCTACAGATAGTACCAATGCAATAACTGGTATGTTCTCTGGTAGAGATCTACAGATCTTTACAAAAGGTGGTGAGTTCTTTTTACCACAATCAACACTTGATCCTATTACTCCTACTAATGTTGTAATTAATGGTGCAACAAGAAGAGGATCTAAAGAAGGTATCAAACCAGTAGGTGCTGAGAGTGGTACATTATTTATACAAAGAGCTGGTAAATCTTTGAGAGAGTTTTTATTTAGTGATGTAGAATTATCTTACATATCAAATAATATTTCATTGTTATCTTCTCACTTGCTAAAATCTCCATCTGATATGGCCCTCCGAAAAGCAACATCAACCACAGATGGGGATTTATTATTAATAGTAAATGAAACAGATGGATCGTTGGCTACATACTCAATACTTAGAGGACAGAATGTTATAGCTCCTAGTCTAAGTACAACAGATGGTGAGTTTATAAATGTAGGAGTAGATGTGGACCAAATATATTTTACAATAAAAAGATCTATAAGTAGTTCTGATAAATATTATGTAGAGTGTTTCAATGATGACAATACAACAGATAGTTCAAAATTATTATCTGGGAGTAGCAAACCATCATCTACAACTGTAAGTGGGTTAGCACATCTTGAAGGTAAAACAGTCAAGGTTATTGCAGATGATCAAATGCAACTTGATAAGACTGTAAGCTCTGGCCAGATAGTATTAGATGCAGTACCTACAACTTATGTAGAAATAGGATTAAATTATACACCTACTGTTAAAACACTACCAGTAGAGCTTAAACTATCTAGTGGTAATATAACTGCACAAAAGAAAAGAATAGTAGAGGCAACTGCTAATTTATATCTCTCGCAAAATCTTACATTAAATGGTAATGATTTATTATTTGTAGCTGGTGATTTTTTTACTGGTAAGAAAAGAAAGAAACCAATGTTAGGATATGATAGAGATGGACAGATGACATTCTCCCAATCTGCTCCATTATTTTTTACATTATTGGGAGTAGAATATAAAGTGAGTGTAGGACAATAACATGGCAATTAATTGGGCATTTGTAGCAGTAGCAGCATCAATAGGAAAAGCATACACAACATATCAAGCTGGTATGGCTCAAAAGGCTTACTATGATAGTCAAGCTGATATTACTAGATTACAATATAAACAGAAAGAAATTGAGGCTAAAGAGGATGGTGTCAAAGTTCTAAAAAAAGCAAATGCAGATATTTCAACTATTATAGCTAAAGCAGCAAGTGGTGGTATGTTACCAAATGAAGGTTCTGCTCTACTATCAACAACATTATCGTTACAAAGTGGTGTAGAAGATTTTAATGTTGCACAAATTAATGAAGAGCTCATGCAAAACCTGGGTATCATTGAATACATTAATCTTAAAAATGCTGGTAAGACTGCTAAACAAGCTGGGATCATGGGTGCAATCTTTGGACTTGGTACCGATATAGCAACTGTTGGACAAGCTGGAGGGTTTAAGAAAACATAATGGCAAAAAAAAGAATTATATATGAAGGCAATAATGTCAAATACTTTCCTATCTCAAATGTAGGTGGGGATCAGTTTAAGGTCCAGGCTGCTTTTCAAGGAAACCTTGCAGATAGAATAGATAATGTTTTAAAATTTTCTATAGGTAAAGTAGAAGAGAAAAGTAAAATTGAGGCTTACGAATATGCAGCAGCTAATCCAATATCATTTAGTCAATATCAAAACGCATCACCTCAAGAAAGAACTGAACTATTACCTAAAGGTACAAATGTTTTTGATGCTACATTAAGAAATGCACAAATAAATTTTCTAGCAACTGATGTAGCTATGGCTGCATCTAAAAAAATATCCGAGTTAGAATTAAATGCAAACAATATGGATATGGATGTTGAAACATTTGAGGCAGAATTAAACTCTATTGTTAATGGATACACTCAATCATTTTTAGAAATAGATGGAGAGGGAGCTGTAACTGTAAAAGCTAAATTAGCTACAATGGCTCATACATCCTTAAATAGTTACTATGATAAGAAAATAAAACTTGCTAAGGATATAAAAGATGCAACAATAAAAGATTATGCTGGTACAACAGTAAATGAAGTAGGTAAAATTATACAAGCTAATGGTGCCTTCTTTGAAACTTATGATGATGTAGATGGAGTAGTAGTAAAACAATCTATTGATGAGCATATAAAGAAAGAAAAAAATAGAATTAAATTAGAGTTACTTGTTAAAGGATATAAAGATATTGATGGCTGGAGTGCTGATTGGGATGCAGAGGTAGTCAAGCAAAAACAAATGTACCTTGATGGTTACTATATCACACCAGATGTACAAGAGAGTGTAAAACAAGCAAACGATATGTATGACCAGGCAGAGAGTGGTTACTTTGGTGGTAATCAAAACATGCAAGAGATTTACAATAGTTTAGATAACAAAGAAAAAGATGCTTATCTTGACAAGGTAGAAGAATGGAAAGATGGAGTAGCTAATAAGAAAAAAGATAGAGATGAGGCTTTAGCTATTGATCAATCTAGTTTAATTAAAAATACAAACATAAAATTTCATGAGGCTATTGTAGAAAATGATTATGAGAAAGCTGTAGAGGCTTTAAATGATATGAAAGGTATTACTGGTGCTGATGATGCATATACTGATATGCTCAAAGATTTTAAAACAAAAGAAGAGGGAGGAGCTTTTACAGATCCATTAGTGTTTGATAAATTAGAAGAGTTATTATTAATGGGAGATTTGGACAATGAAGATATTGATAAGGCTTATGCAGCAAGAGATATTACAGCAAAACAAAGATCTAATTTTAAAATAGCAAAAGATAAAAGACTTACATCTACATTTAAAGAGGCAGATGCATATCTTAAAAAAGCTATTGGTTATGAAGATACAAGAATTACAATAGGAGATAGTGAAGAGAAAACTTTGGCCTTTGAAAGATATAGAGTAAAATCTATAGAACTATATGAATATTTTTTAAATACTCCAGATGTAACTGCAAATGAACTCATAGCACAAGCAAAAGAAATTGTTGGTAAAACAACAGCTATTCAAGATGCAAAGGCTAAAATATTAAAAACAAGAACTGAAATAAAAACAACTAAGTATGGTCAGTTTACTATGAATAGTAATGCTATGTTTGTTTATGCAAAAAAAGTAGGTTTGACTGAGGCAAAAACAAAATCTGAATTTGATAATCTTTTTACAACAGTAGATGGTGTATCAACAATAATTTCTGTATTAGATAGTATTAAGTTAATACCAGAGGGTGGAGAAAGAAAAATTGAAGATACTGGTATTTTCTTTGATGATACTGTTACAAGACCATTAAGTATAACAAATGATAATATTGATATACTAAGGTCTAAATTACTTGCATATCAAACTTTACTTATAGAGGACCAACAATGAGCAGTATAGATAAAGCATACGAAAACTATTATAATTATAAATCTAGTGATAGAGATTACATACTCAATGTTAATGGTTACGAACCAGCAGAAAAAACAATATTTGAAAAGGCTTATGATGTAATCAAACCTGGAGGTACTTTTGAAACAGAAGTACAACCAGTTATAAAAGACATGGGTAAAGGTGTAATTAGAGGTGGTGTAAAACTAACTGAGGGTATTACTACATTGATTGCAGCTGGAGCTGAAAAATTTATACTTGGTCCAGAGGCTTTGAAAAAACTAGATCCAGAGGGAGATGGTATAGTTAAAGATATTGGAGAGTTTTACAAAAAAAATGTTTATAACAAGATAGGTGATACAGAAACTTTACCAGGTGCATTAACAGAAGGACTTGCTCAGTTTTTGGTTCCAGGTGTTGGATACTATAAATTATTTAATACTCTTCTTAAAGGTAAAGGTGTGATGACTATTATACAAAGAGCTTTAGCAGCAGAGGCAGCAACAGTAGGTACAGCTCAAGTAGCTGGTGATGCAAACTTTGTAAGTTTTCTTGCAGAAACTTTTGACATAGAAACTAAAGATGCAGAAACAATGGCATCAAGATATTTTGAATATTTAAAAACACCAGAGGATGTAACTGATGGTGTAACAGCTGATGAAGTTCTTGCAGAGAAATGGAAAGCAATACAAGGTGATATAGTATTAGGACCTTTAGGTGAGGCCATTGGACCATTATTAACTAAGTTTTTCTCTGGAGTAAAGAAAATGAAAAAAGGTACCTTTAATAAAATTGAGAAAAAAACTTTAGATGAAATAAATACTAAAACAATAAGTGGTACAGCTACTAGAGCTGAAACATCAACAAGTTTATTTAATATTGTTAAAGATAATCCAGAGGGATTTTCTGTTACCATAGGTGGTAAAAGTACACAAGATTTAGGTTATAGTGATGGGTTTATGGTGGCTCCTACTAAAAAAACAGAAATAGTATTTGATGCTAAATCATTTAATGATACAGATATTGATCAACTACTAGATAATGTAGAGGCTTTAGAAAAGACACTAGATGGCAGATATTCTGAGGTTTATGCTGGAGGATGGCTAGAAAATGGTAAATATTACTTAGATGCCTCTGTAAGAATTGACAATTTAGATGATGCCCTCTATACTGCCAAGGGTGGAAATCAATTAGGAATATTTGACTTAAAGGAGTTTAAAACCATTGACACAGAAAAAGGACTTACAGAACTCAAAGAAGGTGGATCTTATAGCTCTGCCAAAGAACTCAACAAGAGAACAGAGGCGAAAGCTATTGATAAAGGCTTTGAAAAAACAAGGCTGGAAATACAAAACAGCCCAGACAACCCAAACATAAACAATCAAACAAAAGGAGCTGATCAATAATGGCTCTTAAATCAAAAGACTTAGCTTTAGATACTGTAGCAGAAACTACAAACACAACAGTCAATTTAGATTTCTTGGAAAAGAATGACAAGACAATGATTGACAATGATGTTGATTTTAAAAGTGTAAGCAAAGGTGATGAGGTAGCTCCTATAAATACAGAGGACCAAGAGCAAATAGGAGGAGATCTACAATTACAAGAGGAGAAAGTATTACTAGCTGGTGGATTTAAACTACCATCAAAACCAACACATAAAGGTGATCCTTATGGTAAAAATAAAAAAGAAAGATTAGATAAACAAAAAGAAATACTTAATAAGATTGAAGGTGATATAGAAATTGATCAAGCTACTGGTACGATTATACTTAAAGAGTTTGATGAGGATGAATTAAAAACTGTAAACAATATATTAGAAGAGTTTGAATTAGGAACTATAAAAGATGTCAGTAAAACAAAAAGTCTTAAAAAAATATTTAATGATTTAGATACTGATATAAATGGTACATTTAAAGCAAATAAATTTTCAGATACAGTTTACACAATATTTAAAGATCAGATAGAAAATGCTAAAGGTGGTAAAGTAAATGTAGAGCAACTTATGAGCCAGGCAGCAAAGCTTGGTAGATCTGATGTGTACTTACAAATCTTAAATAAAAAACAAGGACAAGCTCTACCTCTTGATGTGGGTGTCAGAGCTATAATGGAAACAAAATTATTATACACTTACTTAGCTAAGATTGCAGACAAGGGTAAAAAGGGTACAGCTACAGAGGCAGAAAAAATAGAATTTTACAAAGTGTTAAGATTGTATGGCCAAATACTTTCTAAGACTGCTGCTGATGCATCCTCAGCTGGTCAAAAACTTAGAGTAATTCAAGAGGTACAAAAAACAGATCCTACACTTGTTGTAGATAAAGGTACAGCAGCAGATACTATTAAATGGATGACTGATAATATGAACGCAGATTTTAGTGAAAATGGTTTTAAAAATATATCTCAACACTTTCTTATGCTTAGACCAGATCAAGCTAGTAAGTTTGCTAAATTATCTCTTGCATCAAAATGGAAAGATGGCTGGGTAGAGTTATGGGTAAACTCAAGATTGATGTCGCCAATAACACACATAGTAAACACAATAGGTAACTTAGGATTTAATTCACTAAGACTTATGGAATATACAGTAGCAGCAACATTAAACAAAATACCATTTAATGGATCACCTCAAGGAGTACAATTCAATGAGGTAGTATCTATGATTAAAGCTCTAAACTATGGTGGCAAGTTAGGTATAGACAATATGATAGAGGGTTTTAAAAAAGGTTCATCAAATACTAAATTAGATTTACCACCAAGAAAAGCTATAGGCAAAGAACTAGCTGGTGGTATGTCAGATACTCCTCTTGGTATGATATTAGAATACATGGGAACTGCTGCAAGATTTCCTGGTAGATTACTTGTTGCTGAGGATGAGTTTATGAAAGGTATATTATTCCAAGTAGAACTAGAAAGATTAGCAACTAGAAAATACAATGAAGTTATAAATACTGGTGGTAGCAAAGCAGATGCTCAAGCAGCTTATACTAAAGAGTTATCAGATCCTAGTTATCAAACAGTATTAGATGTAAAAGCTAGTATGTTAGAAGGTACCTTCCAGGCAGACTTACCTCCAGGTGCATTAAAAAATTTACAATCATTTATGAATATACCAGAGGTAAAATTATTTGTACCATTCTATAAAACAGTAACAAATATATTTTTAGAAAGTTCTAAAAGAAATCCAACTACAGCTTTATTAATGCCATCTGTAAGAAGAGATTTGGTGGGTGCAAATGGTCCAGCAAAGAAACAATTAGCTCAAGCAAAAATATTAACAACATCATTCTTTATGTATCAATTTATGCAATACACTTATGGAGCTGCTGATGGATCTAGTGATTTTATAATTACTGGTAGAGCTCCAGGTACTAAAAAAGAAAGAGATGCTTTTTTTAGAAATGGTTATCAACCATACTCTATAGGTTTTAGACAAGATGATGGTAATTTTAAATTTTATAGTTTTGCAAGGTTTGAGCCTATGTCCACATTCTTAGCTATGGCAGCTGATCTTGGATATGCAGCATCAAGACCAGAGCAATATGGTTATGCTCAAGATGAAAACATACAAGCTGCTTTTGCTGCTGGTATATCTTGGATGTACACATACATGGGTGAACAACCTTTCTTAGAGGGTATTTCTACAATAGCTAAAGCATTTAATGGATTAGGATCAGATCAAGAAACTAAACTTATGAATGGTTTGGCAGCTATAAGTGATCAAGTTATGGAGGCTACTTATGGTGTAGTTACAAATCCTTTTGGTACTTTCAGTACATATTTAGAAAAAATGCAAGATCCAACAATATACAATACTATGATTTCACCAGAACAAGCTGATTATGGTTTCTTTGGTTTCTTTGGTAGAACTGATGAAAACCCAGATATACCTTTACCAATTAGAAAGTTCTATCAATCATTAAATAAGATACATAAAAATAGCCCTTTTTTTAACTCAGATCTTAAACCAGCTTTGAATTATTGGGGTGAAATAATGGAAGGACCAGAGCAAGGTATAATAAATCCAGTTAAGATAAAACATACAGATAAGTTTAATATGGTAGATGATTGGCTACAAACTTATGGTTTAGGAATACCTATGCATCCTAAAAAGGTAGGTGGTGTAATAAATTTAGATAGTGAACAATATTATGATTATGTAACAATTATTAATAGAGATAATGATGGAAATGGTTATAGTGATTTGTTAGATGCTATGCAAAAGAAAATGGAAAGTTCTACATGGCAAAGACATGAAAATCATGAGGATGGACCACAGAGAGGAAAACAGTTACAAATGTTATTAAGTGTGGTAGAAGGTTTTAGAGAGGATGCATTAAAAGAATTGAAAAGTGTATATCCTCAGATTAGTATAGGTATAGAAAATTTAAAAAAGAAAAAAGAATTGATGGGTAAAAGATAGATGGCAACTTTTAATATAAATGCTGTAGATAGAAGGATACAATATACATCTACTGGACAGACTGCGTTTAATTTTAGTTTTCAAGTAAACGCATCATCTGAACTACAAGTTTATATTGATGATACTTTAAAAACAGAAACAACCCATTATAGTGTATCTTTAAATGGTGATGGTACTGGAACTGTAACCTTTGGATCAGCAACTACAGCTGGTGAAATAATTACTATCATTGGTGATCAGCCATTATCAAGAACTACTGTATTTCAAACTGGACAAGCAAACAATCCAGCTACACTAGAAACAGAATTTGATAATGTATTAATTAGACAACAACAACTTAAAGAAATTACAGACAGATCTATACAATTAAAAGTTACTACTCCAAGGACTGTAACTGGATCTGGTACCTCTGGTCCTTTAGAGTTTCCTTATAGTACAACGACTGCAAACTCTGGAAAAGTAATTAGATACAACTCAGCTGGTACAGCTTTAGAACTTGGACCAGATACTACCTCTATTGATACACTAGCTGCTATCACTACTGATTTAACAACACTTGCTGGGATAAGTTCTAATATTACTGCTGTAGCTGCTGATGCAACTGATATAGGTGTTGTAGCTGCTGCAAACACTAATATAGGAACAGTAGCCTCAAACATTTCTAACATTAATTCTGTAGCAGCAGTTTCAAGTTTAATTACATCTGATTTTGTTTCTGATTTAAACACACTAGCTACTACTGCAATAGTAGAAGATCTAAATATTTTAGCTACATCAGATATAGTTAGTGATTTAAACCAATTAGCAACTACTGATTTTGTATCAGATCTAAATGCCATTGAGGCTGTAAAAGCTAATGTTACAACTGTTGCAAATAATTTATCTGGTGTAAATAGCTTTGCTGAAAGATACAGAGTAGGATCAAGCGATCCGACATCAAGTTTAGATGAAGGAGATTTATTTTATAACTCTACTGATAATGCTGTAAAATTTTATAATGGAACCTCTTGGGCCTCTATACAAGCTGGACTTACAGATATTGTAGGAGATGTTACTCCTCAACTTGGAGGTAATTTAGATGTCAATGGCAATAGTATTGTTTCTGTTTCTAATGGAAATATTCCTATTACACCAAATGGCTCTGGAAAAGTAATTATAGATGGGCTTAGTTATCCTACCTCTGATGGAACAGCTGGACAAGCAATCACTACAGATGGCTCTGGAAATTTATCATTTAGTAATACATCAAGTGCAGAGGTTTATGGATTTGTAAAATCATTTACTGGTTCAACTATTAACAGAACAGTTACAGTAGTATCTGTAGGTGGTTCAAATAAATATTTTATAGATGGAGTTCAACAAGATACTTTAGAATTATTAGAGGGTAACACTTATATATTTACTTACCCATCTGGCCATCCTTTTAAATTTTCTACAACATCAGATGGTTCTCATAATTCTGGAAGTGAATATACAACTGGGGTTACTCATAACTCATCTACCCAGGTTACAATAGTAGTAGCGACTGGAGCTCCGACTTTATACTATTATTGTTCATCTCACTCTGGAATGGGTGGCCAAGCAAATACACCAGTTCCAAGACCAAACACTTTACAAGTTGTAACAACAAATGGAGGAGATGATAATATTGATGCTGCTACTTATGATAGTTTTGATGATGTAATATTTGCATCAACTGGATTTACATTTAGTATAAATAATGGAAGGTTAATAGCTACTGTATAAGTGTACTCTAAATGTTTATATATAAAAATATGAAAAACAACTTTATTAATTAAGAAAGGATTTTAAAATTATGGCAACAATTTCGGTCGGCAATATTAAATTTAATTGGAAAGGCCCATGGTCTAATTCTACTACTTATGCAGTAGATGATGTAGTGAGCCATTCTGGATCAAGTTACATTTCTATACAAGCTGGATCAAATCAAAATCCAGCATCAGCATCAGCATATTGGCAACAAATGTCATCTGCTGGTACTAATGGAACAGACTTAACAACTACATTAACGACACAAGGCGATATACTTTATCGTGATGGAAGTGGATTACAAAGACTAGCAGCTGGAACAAGTGGACAATTCTTAAAAACACAAGGTTCTGGTGCTAACCCAGTTTGGGGAAGTGTATCAACTCCATTAGTTAAAAGAACAGTTTACTTTAATAATACTAGATATGCTTATTCTGACTCATCAAATACAGGTGCAATATTTACAACAAACTTTGTAAAAGTACATGACAACTCAACATCAGCTATTGATGTGACATGGATGGCAGTACATTATCAGAATTCTTCAGATTATTCTGGTATTTATCTTGATATAACTACTGCAAATGCTGACCACGAAAATAATGACAGTAGTGCTTTTTGGGGTATGGGACATAATGATGATGGACAACAAAATACACATCACGCACACAAAAGATTTGACAGAACCGATTTAGACGCAGGAACACATACGATTGAATATGGTTATAGAAGTAAAAGTGGTTCTGGTAATAGACCTGGTACTTCTTTAAACCCAAACAGTTCTGATGATGTTAGAACTCATCAAAAAGGTTTCTATATGTTTATAGACGAAATGTTAAAATAATAGGAGATAAAATATGACAAAATACAGATGGCACAAAGACGAAAATGGAAATAATACAAAAGTACATATTGATGATGCAATAGCTACATTTGATGGTTTTCAAGGTTATCAAGGAAACGCACCTACTAATGAGGAAGAATATAATAATTTAGTAGCATTTCACGAAAGTGGAACAATTTGGAAAGACAATATTGCACCTACTTGGGAACAAGTTGAAGCAAAACAAACTGAATTGACTGACCAAGCTAATACAGAAAAAACAAATAAAGTTTCAGCATACAGAAAAATGGAAATGACTGATGATGAAATTAACGCAATAGACCCAACTCTATTAGCATAATTAGATGGCTAGGAAGAAGATACAATAATATTATAGATTATGATATGGCTAGAGTTACAAAAAAATCTACTGTTCATAGTATAACTCTAAAACATATTAGTCAAAAGCTGGACCACATTCACAAAGATGTAGAACAAAATACTAAAGATATAGTGCAGCTCAAGGAGCAAGTAGCCATGGGAAGAGGTGGCCTCAAAGTGATCTTCTATATCGGAGGAGTGTTATCTATTATAATAGGAGGTTTAAAAATTGGAAAATTTATTTAATGGAATATGTACTAACACTTATACTATGCTCTTCTATTGCAAACTCTTGTTTGCCTCCTCATACATATCCTAATGCTTTCCC